AGTTATATGATAAGAAAGAAATAAAGTTAAATAAACTTGATGATAACTCAATTAAATATTATATTATAAAGTGTTTAACAATCAATTGGTATAGTAAGACAAGTCCATTCTACCGAAAGATAAGAAGGGAAAGTACATTATACAATGAACTATTTGAGGTAGCCAACATGATTGATGATAGTGAAATGTTTAACGAACACGAAATGATGGAAATAATTGAAACGGAATTTACGGAAGTAGGATGGTTCCACAAGATTATCTTCAACAAGTATTTAACTCTAGGTAGTTTAAAAAAGGTATCGCTGGACACAAGAATCCCTTTAACATCTATCGCGAGGTATGTAAAGGAAACAAGAACAACCATAAAACATAATACGTTTAAAAAAATGAATTTATAATGTGCAACTGCAGAAAGAACAAGAGGGTGGAAACCAAGGTAATAACTGGTGAACCACAACCAACACCACAAGTAATACAATTACCCGTGGAAGACCACTTCAATAATATAGATACAATAGAACCAATACAAAATGGACAAGGAACTACAGGACAAAATACAGAAAGCTAAACAAGAATATATTGATAACCCACCAAAAAAGAAAAAGGGTTGTACATCTTGTAAGAAGAAAAAAAGTGAAGTTACTAAGTTAGAACCAATAGTAGAGGAAGAAGTATTTATCCCAACGTCGTCAGACATAAAATTAGCATATGCAGAACTAACATCCTTATTAGGAGTTAAAGAAGATAAGAAGGAGTTCATCAATAAGGTGTACCAATTCTTATTCAATGAGGAGTTTGATTGGAACTGCAGAAGTTGTGTGAACAACCAAGCTAGAAGATTTAGAATATATATCAATGGAAAATAAAGAAACAAAAAGAGGACGTAAGTCAAACGAATTAGATTTTGAAAGTAGAATGCCAAGAATATTTGAGATGATGTTATATGAACATTTATCTTATAGAGAGTTTGCAGCAAAAGCATCAAAAGAATTTGAGGTAACAGAAAGAACCGCAGAGAATTGGTGGAAAGAAGCAAGGACAAGAATGAAGGAAAGATTTAATCAAAACACTGAGGAGATATTAGAGAACCACTTAACACAATTGTATGACCTACTTAATCGCTGTCGTGAAGACAATAATAAACGTACTGAGAAAGAAGTGCTGGACTCTATTGCGAAGATATATTCACTGGAGACAAAGAAGGTGGATGTGACCTCTAATGGTCAGCCAATCAGTATTAACATAAACTTGAACGACTAATTTTTTTGGTTTAACCACTCTCAAAATTTCGTTTTTGGCAACATTATATACATATATATGAAATACACAACAACAAAAGAACAATCTTGGATGCGTGACCAAGTAGGAACGAATGGTTTATTAGACCTGATAAAAGAACTCGGAGACAACTCCAACAAGACAATGATTGAGATTGGTTCGTTCGTTGGTGAAAGCACTGTACTATTTGCACAGTCGTTTAAGGAAGTTATTGCAATTGACCCGTTCCTTGCAGATTACGACCCTGCTGACCCAACCTCATATCTGTTTGAGTTTAAAAATGTGTACCAAACTTATTTAGATAGGACTGGTGACTACCAAAACATCAAGACGATAGTTTCTACCTCAAACGATGCGTTAGACCAATTAAAGGGTCTACAATTTGATTTTGTGTATATTGATGGATTACATACATATGATGGAGTAAAGACAGATATTATCAATTATCTACCATTGGTTAAAACAGGTGGAGTAATTGGTGGTCATGACTACACAGATAAGATTCCACATTTGGTTGGAGTATTTCAAGCAGTGAATGAAATATTTGGTCGTGCTGATAAAGTTTTTGCTGATAACTCTTGGATAAAATATAAATAGAATATGGATAAGATAGAATTTGTAATACCCACACATAAAAGGGTGGACCTACTAATAACAGTAATCGGTTCAATCGTTGCACAAACAAATCCAAATTGGAGAATACACGTTGTTGCAGATTGTCCTCCTGATGAAATTAAAGAAAGGTATTTAGATATTATTGCGTTCTTTGATGAACATAAGGATAAGATTAGATTCTCAGTAACAGATATGAGATATAATGATTGGGGACATACTCCACGTAATATTGGATTAAAACAAGCAACTGAGGAATGGGTTGTATTAACAGGTGAAGATAACTATTATGCACCAACGTTTGTTGAGAACTTCTTATCATCAGTTAAAGATAGAGACGATATTAACTTTGCGTTTTGTAATATGGTACACAATTGGGTGAACGATGATTATATTCCTATTCAATGTGCAATAGAATTTGGTAAGATTGATATTGGAAACTTTATGACAAGAACCTTCAACGCACAGAAATTAGAATTAAAGACAGATGTTGAACAGGCGGACTATTGGTTCATTGAAGAATACTTAGCAAGATTCCCTGAAGGGAAGATAATGCATATTGATAAAATTTTGTATGTCCACAATTAAAGTAGCACTAGTAGTTGTAGCAAAGATGGAAGACCATTACTTAGAAGAATGGTTGGAGTATAATCATAAATTAGGTTTTGATAAGATTATCTTATACCAAAACGATTGGAGAACTAATATTGATAAACCATACTTACAGAAAGAAGTATGTGATGGTAGGTCAGTACAAGTTCCATTATATAACAATGTATTACATCATAATACAGAATACGATTGGATTGCGTTCATTGACTGTGATGAGTTTATTGTATTAAAGAAACATAACAACATCAAGGAATTTATTGAAGAATATAAAGAACATACCAACGTAATATCATTGAACTGGTTTATACACGGAAATATGGGATTGGTTAATAGACATTGTAATTCATTATTAAAAATGTTCCCAAAAAGAAATATAAACATTGACCAACATATTAAAGTGATTGTCAATGCAAGAAGTGGTGAAAGAATGATGTTACCACACAATACACACGGACTTGCAATGGGAACTGATATGAAAAGATTCCACGGTCCATTCAATCCAAATGGTCCATCAGATGTTGCATATATTAGTCATATACATAACAAGACAAAAGAAGATTGGAAGTTAAGATGTGATAGAGGTAGAGTTGATTGTGATATTCAACATGACCCTGATAGATGGGATAATGAAGTAGGTCAGAATGAAGATGTTGAAGACCTATCAGCGTTTAACTTCTTATATGGAAATTAATATAGACCTTACCAAAAAACAATCTCAAGCATGGAAACATCTAATGGACCAAAACATAAACGAAGTGTTATACGGAGGAAGTGCTGGTGCTGGAAAAAGTTGGTTAGGATGTTTATGGATAAGTACTTTATGTTTAAACTATGCAGGGATAAGATGTTTGATTGGTAGAACTGTATTACAACAATTAAAGTTAACAACCCTCAATACATTATTTGAGGTATTACAACAAATGGGATTAAGGTCAGGTGAACATTATGTTTATAACGGACAATCAAATGTAATAACATTCAACAACAAATCAGAAATAGTATTAAAGGACCTTGCATATCAACCATCGGATGCGAACTATGATAGTTTGGGTGGTTTAGAACTCTCAGCAGTCTTCGTTGATGAAGCTGCACAGATACCTCAACTTGCGTATAACATTCTTAAATCAAGGATAAGATTTAAACTAAACGAGTATAAGTTACAACCTAAGATATTGATGACATGCAATCCTGGTCAAGTATGGTTAAAGAAAGTATTTTATCTACCATTCGTACAGGATGTATTACCTCCCAATATGAAATTTATTCCTGCATTACCAACAGATAACCCTCACTTACCTGAATCATATATACAGATGTTAAAGTCATTACCAACTCCACAACGAAGAAGATTGCTGGAAGGTGATTGGAACTATATGGAAGAAGATGATAGTTTATTTGATTTTGATGCAATATCCAATTCTGTATTTAGACAAACACCAAATGAACAAAACAAAAGATATATATCAGTTGACGTTGGTAGGTTTGGTGATGACAGGTCCGTTGCTGTGGTTTGGAATGGACTGGTTGTGATGGAAGTGTTAGTGTATAGGAAATTATCAACGGTGGAATTAAGTAACGAAATTAAGGACCTTATTGCTAAATGGAAAATACATCCTCAACAGGTCATCGTGGATTCTGATGGAGTAGGAGGCGGAGTTGCTGACCAAATTAGAGGGGTGAATTTTGTGAACAATAGTAAAGCACTACACGAACAGAACTTTAGTAATCTCAAGTCACAATGTTATGTAAAATTAAGTGAACTATTTAAAGAAGGGAAAATTTCCCTTAATATATTGGATAGTAGTTTGGTAGATGAATTAACACAGGAACTGCTGGCGGTCAAATTAAAGGATATAGATAAGGATAATAAAGTAGCAGTACAATCTAAGGATGATATGAAAAGGATATTGGGTAAGTCACCCGATTTATCTGATGCAGTGATGATGAGAATGTACTTTGAGTTAAAGAATATGAAAGCAACAGGAAGGTATGCACTTGGTATCGTGGGTGGAAATAATTATACATCAATAAATAATATTAGATAATATGAAAAAAATAACATTTGAATTAGAAGGAAAAGAATATCATTTACCATACTACCTAACAATAGGTGACTATGTTAAAATTTTTAAGGTTAAAGACTTATTCCATGACGAATACTTTGCAATCAAGTTAATTAATATTATCACTGGTGCACCGATGGAATTATTGATGAAAGCAAACAGACAGATAATTAATAATTTATCAGGTGAGTTACTAAAGATAATCCCAACACAGGAACCAGCGTTTGCAGATAGATTTACATTAGATGGTGTTGATTATGGATTCATTCCATCGTGGAAGAATATGACCTTTGGTGAGTTTGCTGACCTTGATACACTTATGACCAAGAAACCTGAGGATATGTTAAACTACTTACATATCATTACAGCAATCCTTTATAGACCTATAACAAAAACCAAGGGTAAACATAAATTTGAAATAGAGGAATACAATGTCCACAAGATGGAAGAACGGGCAGAAATGTTCAAGGAAAGATTAAACGTGGAGTACGCATTAGGGTCTCAGTTTTTTTTTATTCATTTCGCAAAGACCTTTTCAAGAAGTACCCCAATATCTTTGAGGAAATGGATGAGAATCTCTCTGATGCAGATAAAATTCGCATGGAAATGGAGGAAGCAGATTTGGAAAAGTCTATGGAACAAAAATTCGGATGGTACCTTGTTCTTAACAGAATTGCAGGTGATGACATTACAAGACACGATACAGTCACTAAGAAAGGAATTATTGAAGGATTAAATATGTTATCCTATCTAATAGAAAAAGATAAGGAGGAACTTAAGAGGATGAAAAAAGCCAATAATATTATCTAATTTCAGGAGACGAATTACCAAATCATATATTTACTATTAGATGAGTACAGTAACCTATAAACAAATATTGACGTATTTCAGTAGTATTGCGTATCACCACGAACAGATTAAATCGTTTGGGTTTGGTGATTATAAACAGATTACCAACGATATACAAACTAAACAGGAACCATTATATCCAAGGATGTATGTGGTACCTGAACAGGTTCAATTCAATCAGAACCATATTCATTATAATTTTGGTGTGGTCTTTATGGATAGAGTTGAAGATGACTTATCCAATTTAGAGGAAGTGATGTCTGACACCTTAGAATTAGCATCAGATATATTCACAGTATTTTATCAATCATATACATACGAACAAGGAGATTTTAGTAAGATAGCAGTAGGTGATTGGTCACCTGAGGTTGTTCCATTTACAGAAAGATTCAATACAATACTTGGTGGTCATACACTACATATTAAATTGACAATACCATTTGATTACAATAGTTGTAATTTACCTATTGTTAATGATTTTAGTTTTGGTCAAGATGAATCGTTTAGTTCTTATTATCAAATGATTAGAGATTGGAAACAGTTTGCACAAGCACACGAACAGGTGAATA